ACACCAATGTCCCCTCGGGGCACGATACCCAGCAGTGCTCCACGTATCCGTGGACGTCGCCGCCGGTCTTCCAGAGCAAGGAAATTTCTTCCCAGGGCATTGCATTCCCCGTTTCCAGCTTCAATTCCATAAGGCTTTTCAACATGGTTGTTCCTCTCTATTAATGCATTGACCTTTCGGCCGTGCCGTGCTTAACTGTCGCACGGTGCGTCGTATGGTGACGGTTGCGACATTTGTCGTTGTTTTACCACCACCAACACCACCAGTATAAATACGATTATCGTATTAGTCAAGTAAAAAGTACGATTATCGTATTATTTTGGTTATTTTTTTGATCAGAACGAGATTTAAACAACTACTGGATGCGATTGGTGCCTCGAACAATGAATTAGCTGATGAATTGCGAGTTACACCGTCAGCAATCTCAGACATTCTACACGGACGGGTAAAAAAATTTTCCGGTCCGATGATCGAGTTATTGCGTTTAAAACATAATGTGAATCCTGACTGGCTCCTCACTGGCCAGGGCGAGATGTTCCTCCCCTTCGACTCCGCTCAGGGTAAGCCGGCTTCAACAGGCTCTGGTGCCGGACCCGCTCAGGGCCCGGTTCGCAACGGCCTGAAGGCCGTGGACGGGGGGCTTAATCCCACGGCCCTGGCATCGGTGGGCGACTTGGATGCGGTGGCCGAGACTGCCTGGTTTAAGTCCCTGCCACAGGATCGGCAGATGGCTCTGGTGCTCATGGAACATATTAAGGACGACCGGGTTTTGCGGCGCATCGTGGAAATACTGGAAGCCCAGGCCAGGGTGGAAAATCTTCTTGATGATGATACCGACCTGGCTAAAAAGGGGAATGCTGGTTGAAATCAGGCGAAACAGTACCAATTCGATTATCGGTATTCTGTTGATGCGGTTGATCTTACCGAACAGGTAGAAGATAAATTTATACGGTACGTCCCTAGGAACCTGAAACCGGCAGTTTCGCGGTATTACGAACAGAAAGGAACATTCATCGGTTTGTGTATTCATACTCGTTTTCCGCTGGCATCCTATAAAAACTAATCCCAACCCTTGACAACAACTGAAAATCGAAAATAATGTACCCATGATCCGATTGTCAGGGACATGGTTGATTTTCTCGTTCGTCGCCGGGGCCGCCCTGGGCGGTCTCGGCGTCGGTCTTTTTACGCACTTTACCGGCAAAGAGAAACCGTTGGCTGCGCAGCCAACGGTTAGGGTCATCCAGGGAACGCCGGTAACCCACAGCGATTTCAAGCAGGACAAGAAAACATTTTCCTTTACCACCACATCCATGGGCCCCGGTATCAGCCGCACCACCATCAATAAGCGTGACATCCCCGAAGCAAAAGCCTACATGGACAGGGTTCATGCAATTCAGGGCATGGTTGGTTACGGATATGACGGCACCAGTACCGGCCTGGTTTCCCTTGGAGTAATGTACCACTACCGCCTGGAAAATCTTTCTCTCGGTATCGGTGTCCTAGGAAACATGAAGAGCATTTCTGCCCTGGCATCGGTGACCTACTGGTTTTGATGGACGAACTGCTAACACCGAATGAAACAGCCAGGATGCTGAACATTTCTCTCCGTACCCTGTCCCGGTACCGGGAAGAAGAACGGCTTCCGTATGTGCAGTATTCCAGCCGGTGTTTTCGCTATCCCCGGCGCAGTATCGAGGAATTTATCCGTTCCCGGTACACTGACCCCCGTCAATAGCTGAAAAAAATACGACAAACAGGACATGACCGCCGTGTCACCCTTGCTCGAAATCGTACTGGTGTTACTATGGTATCAGAAATTATGATACGGACGGTAGTTTATGGAGTGGTTTGTCAAACTTCCCATGCTCACCCAGGTTTCCCTGGTGGTCGGCACCCTGATAATAAGCATCGTGTTTCTGGTGCTGGCATTTCGTTACCGGCTTCGCCTGTCAGGCAAGGGTATCAGCGTGCAGACAGGCGTCCTACCCGAACAGAAAAAGCAGTCTCCCCATATCGGATGCACCCACGCTGCCGATGCCCTTTCAGGCCTGTCCTCCCTCTGGGACATCTTTGAGGAAAAGGCCGACCTGAAGTTCCGCTATTTTGTCCGCCGCCAGATGGATATTGCCGAAAGCAGTATTGATTTAATGCAGGCAAAATTTGTTAAGGTTTACACCGGCATCCTGGCACGCAAAGGCTTTGCCGACCCGGTACATGCTGAATCCTTTCGGGCATACCAGAATGTGCTTAATGTCTGGGAGTGCATGATTCAGAAGCGGGTTCGAGACTATATCAGGACAAACGGCTTTGCCGAGAAGACCGAAAAGGACATGAACCACTATATTGAGACCAGGGCCAACGATCTCATCGGGTACACTACTGAAATATTCAATTCAATCTATCACCATACCATCGACATTCCCCGATCTGAGCTCTATGACGCTAACCGGGAGATTTTTAACGAGCTGCGTCAGATTATTCGGACGATGTTCTTGGACTGCCGGAGCATTGCCCTGGATATACAGCGCCGCATTGACGGCCTGGACACCGAACGAGACGCCATCTTTGCCCGTTTCGTACAGGATTAAGGAGAAGCCCATGTTTACACATTTCTATACCGACGACAAGACTGGCGAATTTTCATCAACCCAGCTGCGGACCAACATTCTGTTTACCCTCTTTGTTGTTTTTGCCCTGTTTCTTACGGTGATTACCATCTGCCTGATGTTCAGTGCGCTGGTTGTGCCTAACGAGCGGTCGCTCTCCTGGGCTTTTGACCTGCTGGTGGCTCTGGGAACCATGAGCGGTGTGGGCGGCGGCCTTTACCTAGGCAAACGAATCAACGAAACCCGGCCGATACAGACTTCTGGCGTAACTAATCAAAATCAAGTAGATATAAAAAAAGGAGAGTGACATGTACTATAGATTAAACACAAACAATGAAATTATTGAAATGGTTCCTGGATATTTTCCGGGCTTTCATGCCGACCTGCAGTCCAAAATAGATGCAGCCAGCGATGAGCAGAAGCGGATATATGCTATCCCGGAATCAGAGCTGGTTGAATTAGCCGGCGAAATTAGCGGTGAGCTTTTTTCTGAATCGGGAATCCCGAGGCATATTGCCAGCGATGGCAATATCGTGTTCAATCCTGCGGCGGTAAAAGATGATGCGGTGCGGCAGGTTATCCGTGCCTGTGATGACGCCATACGTCCCCTACTGGCAGAATACCCCGAGGGCGAAATTGCATCGTTTCCCACGAAGCGGGCCTTGGCATACAGATGGCAAGGCATGACGATTAATGAAAAGACCGCAGCCCTGGAAAACAAGGAGTTTGCCCTGCTGATAAACGAGTCGGCTCCTCTACCCAGTATTGATGCCACAGACGAACTGGCAGGAAAAATAATAGCTAACGCGGAAAAATTTGAAATTCATTCGGGTTTCTGCTTGTGTATTAAAAAAACCATACTGCAGGCAATTGCAGACTCCTCCGGTGACGAATCAGATGTTGCGGCCATACTGGATAGTATGGTTTTCCCTGATGCAGGTGTCTAATGGCTTATACTGAAACCATAAAGCTCAGGGCTTATACCCTGTTTCTCCAGGGGATGAACTACGAGCAGATTGCCGGCAAGTTGAAAAACGATTTCAGCCTGCCAAAACTGCGCGGCCAGACCGTTAAAGGGTGGGCTGAAAAGACCGATTCCGAGGGCAACACCTGGGAAGATCACCGTGTCCGGGTGCGGGAATCCCTGCGACAGGGAGCAGAAGAGGCCTACCGGTCACGATATGCCGAAATACGCCGCAAAGCCGAGACCATTGCCGATTCACTGTATGATCAGTTGGTTGACGGCGCCCAGATCAAGAGCACCGAGGGCGCGGCATACGCATGGAAGCAGATGGCAGAGTTTGCCATTACCCTGGGAGAGATGGAGCACAACCGGTCTCACCCTGTACTTATTGTTCAGGCTATGCTGGATGTATTCCGGGAGATTCCAGCGGTGAGAAAAGCAATTCAGGACAACTGGCCTCGTATCGCCAAGGAAATACAGGCCAGGATGTCCGCTGAAGGGGTGATTGAGGTTGAGTACCAGGAAGAAAAATGACCGCCCCGTTGATGACGGCAACATGTTTGAACACCTGCTGATTGAGGGAACCCGCAAGTTCTCTAAGGTCAGCACCAGAGACCGGGAGCTCTACGGCCGCATTCATGGGAAAGACTCCCTGCTGGGCTTTGCCCGGTACATTAATCAGGATTTTCTTGCTCCTTGGCACATCGAGGCCATTGCCAAAAAACTAACCGAAATAGAAAACGGGAAAATCCGCCGTCTTATTATCAATATGCCGCCCCGGCACGGGAAATCTGAACTTTGTTCCAAGATATTCCCGGTCTGGTACCTGGGCAAGAAACCGAAACGTGAAATAATTGTGACATCATACAGCGCATCCCGTGCAGAAGACCTGACCCGGTGGCAGCGAAATACCTGCGAAGACGAACGCTTTTCCCATATTTTTCCGGGGTGTGCTATCAGTCAGGATTCCCGGGCTAAAGACCAGTGGATGACTACTGCCGGCGGCCAGGTTATCGGCGCCGGTATTTCGGGACCCATAACGGGCCGGGGTGCTGACCTGGCTATTGTTGACGATCCTATCAAAAGCTACGAAGAGGCAGTCAGCGAGACAGTCCAGGAGTCTATCTGGGACTGGTACCGGTCAACGCTCTTTACTCGGCTCCACCCAGGAGCAGCGGTTATCATTATCATGACCCGGTGGGTCACCAACGACCTGGTAGGACGTCTCATTGCCGAACAGGGCCTCAAAGAGGACGGCGGCACCTGGGATGTTCTGAAACTGCCGGCCATTGACGGCGCAGGAAAAGCCCTGTGGCCCGGCCGGTATGACCTGGACATGCTCATGGAAATACGGGCCGGCATCGGAGAAAAGCTCTGGAGCGCACTGTACCAGCAGGAACCGGTTGACCTTATTGAACGGCTCTTTGGCGATCCTGTGTTCGAAGAACCGGAAAAAAACCTGAAACTCATTGCGTACCTTGACCCGGCTTTCGGCGGGAGCGACTACTCGGCCCTGACTTTTGGTGGTATTCACCACGATGAACAGGACGAGCACACGATTTTTGTCACCGGCGGGGAGCTCTGGCAGAGCCAGATTGACGAAACCTATAACCGGGTGGAGAGGCTGTACCGCTCAAGCGGTGCCGGGACGCTTTTTGTTGAGGTAAATCAGGCACAGAAGGCCGTTGCCTCTGAATTTCGCCGCCGGGGTCTGCCGGTGCGCGAGGTTACTCATACGTCAAACAAGCACCTGCGCATTGTCAATGCGGCCAAGGTGCATTGGGATCGTATTAGGTTTTCCAGGGCCGTTTCTCAGGACTACATGTCCCAGCTGTTAAATTATTCCGAACTTGCCCGGCACGATGACGCGGCAGACAGCCTGGCCGGACTCATTGAGTCCCTGGGGCTGGGCGGTGCCCGGCTGGAGCGGCGTTTTGACGGGTTTTTGAATTCATTATTAAGAAGGTGGTAACATGACCAGGCGGAAGAAAAGCACTCAGTCACATATTGAATCACGGCACGACGGGTTCGTGGAACAGGGGACGGGCCGGGGGACGCTATCCGATAAGGTTACCCGCATTACCCCGTCACCAGCAAGGATGAGCGCATCCGAAGCCCGACAGTGGTACCTGTCCAATGGGTTTATCCAGAATATTGTGGACGGCCCGGCAGAAGACGCCATGCGGGAGTGGATAACTATCCGAACCAACCGCGACGAGGATAATGCCGATGCCGGTACCGAGGGGCTTGCCATTTCCCGAATGATTGACAACCGGCTCACCGAGCTGGGTGCCCGGGAGAAGATCACATCCCTGGTCAAGTTCTCACGGCTCTATCCTGAGGGAGGGTTTCTGTTTTTTGGCGTTGAGGGGACCAAGCCCCAGACCGATGAACTGCTGAAAGAGAAGATTCCCGCCGATGTTCTGCGCCTGGCCTATCTCAATGTCATTAGCTCTGAGTATGTTTCTATTTTTGATGAGTCTCTTGACCCTCTTTCCAGTTTGTATCACCAGAAACGTTTCGGCATACGGGGGGTGGACGTTCATCCCGACCGCATGGCCTGGATGGTACACAGCTATATACCTGAAGAGCGACGGGGAATTTCGGTTGTTGAAACTGTCATGGACGCCATACTGGCCCAGGACACCTCTCTCTGGAGCGTTAACCACCTTGTGTTTGAGATGAGCGCTAAGATTTTCAAGAGCCCCAAGGTTGACAGCCTGCCGCCGGACAAACTTGCCGAGTTTGTGGCCAAGATGAAAGCCACAATGTCTACCCATAGCGCCGTTGCCCTCACATCAGAAGAAGAATACAATCGTCTGCAGACCGGCCAGCTTACCGGCATGAAAGAACTCTTTGATTATATTTTCGAGAACCTGGCGGGCCTTGCCCGTATGCCCAAGAGCCGGCTCATGGGCCAGAGCCAGGGGGTTATTACAGCTGGACAGTTTGACCTGGTGTCCTATTATGACACCATCGCCAAGTTCCAGGAGCTGGAGGTTCGTCCGGTATTAGAAAAGATTATCGACCTGGTAGTTCGCGAGAGAAATGGCGATATTTACCGGGCTCTAAACGGGGCTGTTGACTCCCTGGACTGGGAGTTTGAGTTTAATCCCCTGTGGCGCATCGGCCCGGTTGAACAGGCTGACATTGAACTGAAAGAGGCCCAGCGTGACCAGATATATGTTACCGCTACGGTACTGTCTCCCGACGAAATCCGCCAGCAGCGTTTTGCCGACCTGGAGGAATTTGCAGGGTGGGAGAGCCAGCCGGTATCCATGATTGCCCCTGAATTTTCGCCTGCTGTACCAAAAACCGGCGATGGGACAAAGACGCAATAAAACGGCCATTTTAAGGGGGTGTCGCCTTCCAGCCTCTCTATATATGGAAAACCGTTTTGGAAGAAATTGGAAGCCGTTTCCTGAAGCCTGAGAGGCTTCTAGAAACAAGTCCGTGACCAAGGAGACATAATTTACGATGTATCCCCTCCACCTGGAAAATCAGTACGAAAAATTCTTTGAAAAACAGTTTAAATCAATAGCCGACCGGGTGCGCCGGGAGGTGACGGCTGCCCTGAAAACCACGGTGCGGGACGGGGCTGTCCGGGCAGATTCCCCGGTAGAGGTGCTTCTTGGCCTGATTGAAAAATTGAAAGCCGACCAGGGGAACTGGATTGACCAGGAAAAGCTGGAAGAGCAGATTACCCGGAATTTTCACCTGCTGGACGCCTGGAGCCGGGACAAGCTGGCAGAATCACTGGAACGGCTCAACACTCCTCAGCCCCCATCGGTTACCGGCAGGCCGACACCGGCAGGGCAGACCGGGGAACTCTGGCTAACGACAGTAAACCTGATGTCAGGCACCACCGGCATGACCGAGGCAATCCGTGACCGGATGATTCGCACCAACCTGAACCTGATTAGGTCTTTGGGCTCTGAGCATATTGACGGCGTGGCCGATATCCTGGCCAACGGCTTTACACAGGGTCGAGGCCTGAAAGAGATTACCGACGATATTGAACATCTTACCGGTGTCCATCGGAGCAAGGCACGGTTCTGGGCCCGGGATCAGGCGTCGAAGTTTTTCGGCGAGGTGACCCGTGAGCGGCAGATTTCAGCGGGGATCCCCG